AGATTAACGCAGTTAGACAGGTAGTGACGGGTGTTTCTGCAATGTTCTGTCTTGACTGTGAGCGCCCAATTCCCGAAGAACGCCGCGCAGCTCTGCCAGGTGTTGAGCTTTGTGTGTATTGCAAAGAACTTCGTGAACTCAATGCCAAACACTATCGAGGCATCCAGTGATCATATTCACGGTGGTGTTGCTCGTATTGGCTGCTATCAATGCGGGCTATCTGGTCATTGATCTCAAAGACGGCATGTAATGCAGACCAGCCGCTTTACTCCGCAGATTAAAACGCCCGAAGTCTGGGCGTTTCCCTGGAACAAACCACGCCAGGCCGTTTCTGGCCTGGAAAGACCGCTTACCCGTGATGAATACGATCAGGGGCAAGCTGTTTTAATCAAAGTAAAAAATCTCTCCACCGATCTCCGCGAAATTTTTACAGGTCGCTATAAATTTCTGCTGAAAGAGCAGGGCGTTCACGCTGCACATAAATATCTGGTCTATACGTTGGGACGCAGCATTCTGCCACGCGTCGAAGCGGTCAATGCCGCTCATGCGATGAATGTTAAAGCTTCCATGAAATTCATGTCTGAGGTAGACACTTATCACAGCCTGCCGAGCATGAGCGATAAACCGCTGCGGCGGTTCGCACAGGGCATTGCCGGACAACTCAAAGAAATCTATGAAGACCGTTGTGATCAGCTGCTTGCTCAATACAACGGGGATAATTCGATTCTTTTTGAGAGTGATACCCAGTGCGAGCTGTACAGCGAAATCGCAGGTATGGCACAGGCTTTCAATGTCACCCCGATGTACTGGACAAGGTATTGCAAAGGTAAGCTGGATGCCGTTTCCGCTATCGCTGCCATGTCGCGCCTTGTTAATCCGGATTGGTGGTTACGCCAGCTGAAAGGCCAGCGCACCCGCTGGCGTGAATCTTTGCTGATCGCCATCGGCAAGGTGAACCGCGATGCTTCACCTTATGCCAGTAAGCAGGCTATCCGTGAAGTACGTGCGCGCCGTCTGTCGAATCTCGACTACCTGAAAAGCTGCGACCTGGAAAACATCGAAACCGGCGAGCGTTTCAGTCTGATCGACAAAGTGATGGCGAGTATTTCAAACCCTGAAATCCGCCGCATGGAGTTAATGAGCACGATCGCCGGCACCGAAAAATATGCCGCTGCAAATGGCGACGTCGGCATGTTTTTGACGATTACCACTCCTTCTAAATATCACCCGACCCGCATGGTGGGTAAGGGTGATAAAAAGCGCGTTCAGCGAAATCATGCCTGGGACAAAGAAGCCTATACCCCGAAAGATGCGCAGCGTTATCTGTGCGGGATCTGGAGCAAAATGCGCACCGCCTTCAAGGATAGCGGTCTGTCTGTTTACGGGATGCGCGTTGTCGAACCTCATCACGACGCGACGCCGCACTGGCACATGATGTTATTCACTAAACCTGCCATGCGGCAGCCGGTGATCGATATCATGCGCAAATACGCCATGAAAGAAGACGGTGACGAGCGCGGTGCGTTAAAGAACCGCTTTGACTGTAAGCATCTGAACCGTGGCGGCGCGGCTGGCTATATCGCCAAATACATTGCAAAGAACATCGACGGTTACGCCCTGGAAGGCGAGCGCGACCACGAAACCGGCGAGCTGCTGACAGATTCTGCTGCCGCTGTTACTGCCTGGGCTGCTACCTGGCGGATTCCTCAGTTTCATCCTATCGGCCTGCCTACCATGGGTTCATACCGTGAGTGCCGCCGCATCCGTTCCATCAATCTGACTGAAACCTTTGACGAAGAAGTGGAAGCCGTTCGCGCAGCTGCTGATGCCGGTGACTTTATGGCGTATATGTTAGCCCAGGGCGGCGCAAATGTCCCCCGTGACGACCAGACGGTGCGTGTCGCCCGCCGCGTTGCTGATGAGCTGAACGCATACGATGAGGAAGTGAAAAAGGTTGTCGGTATTTTCGCGCCTCACCTCGGCGACTCCCGCGTTTATGAAACCCGTACAACTCAATGGCGCATCGTTTCTTCTGCCGTTGACGTTGAGGTTTTGACCTTAAAAAGCGCCTCCGGCGCGCCTCGGAGTCCTGTCAATAACTGTGGGTTAGGTGGAAAGAAACAGGCAACAAATTGGCGTAATAGACAGACTGAAGGCGCTCCTGCAGCGTCCAATTCTGACAACCTGCGAGTTATAGACTGGACAGACACTGCCGCCGTGAGGGCGATTGTGGCGCGCATACGTGAAGAAAATCCCCGGATAAACAAAGCGCAACGAAGTTATGACCCAACAAAAGCCCGGGATGTTGCTCCATCGGCAAGACTGACTGCTGAGGAACGGGCGCGATTGCCTGAGATTGGACGGGAATTGATGAAACACGACATTGTTGGTGAGCGTTGGGAGTTGGTAGCTTTAACTCGTGGTGCTCTAATCAGGTTTGGTGAACTCACAATGCATTTTGACAAGATTAACGATTGGGATGAATTTAATTAGTAAGGTTGATTTTTAGATAAACATCCTCATAAAAGTGCTGGTATATCAATTTCTTACATTAGTGTTGTTGATGATATTGGAATCATAGTGTCATCTATAAAATGTTTAAAATATTGGGAGTTACTTATATAACTCCCAATATTTTGGGGTTTATTTTTTTTTGCTTCCTAATTTATCCGTTGTAGATCTTTCATCGTTCATGGGCACAGATTGATTCGAATCATTTTCATATGAAATACCCTTGGTATTATTCTCATTATAAGATGGGGTATTTCCTATTAATGTATTATTTAAATTTGCAATTTTGACTGCTTCGGACAGTGATTTATTCCATCCTGTTGATTCAGCTGCCTTCGCCATTGCATCAGTCCAACCGAGGGGAATAGCTGTTTCAGTTATTGCCTTAGTCCAGGCAGGTGGCATAGCTGTTTCAGTTATTGCCTTAGTCCAGGCAGGTGGCATAGCTGTTTCAGTTATTGCCTTAGTCCAGGCAGGTGGCATAGCTGTTTCAGTTATTGCCTTAGTCCAAGCAGGTGGCATAGCTGTTTCAGTTATTGCCTTAGTCCAAGCGGGTGGAACAGCCATTTCAGTAAGTGCATTGTTAAAATCTATGCCTTTAAATTTAGCAGTATCGGTGAATCCTTTTCCTAGGAGAGAAGATTGTAAATTAGCAATAGATAAGGCTTTTTCCATCGAAGAACTTGGATGGCTTGCATTAGAAAAAGCCTCTGTGGATTCTGGAGTCATCGCTTTAACCATTGCAGAGGTAGCAGGAGACTTATCCAATTTTGGGTCTTCCAAATCTTTTATAATTGCTTTCAACTTACTTATTTCATCATCTTTTTCTTGTATTTTGAATAAGAGTTTATCTAGGCCACCATATTCATTTTCTCGTTCATTCAATTCTTCTACTGTTTCATTTAATCTATTTTTTACGTCTTCAAGTTGCTCGCTATTTGTATTTATTTCTTCACTGAGTCTACCATTTATTTCCGTGTTGGTATTTATTTGCTCTTTAAGTGTTTTAGATTGTTTTTCAAGAAAATCAATATTGGCAGCACTAGCAGCAATGTCTGCTTTACTTTGTTCATGTGCAGCTCTAATTATTAGAGTGGCTGTTTCTTTTTGTGTGTCATTTTTAACTTCTGCATCTATGAGCGATGTTTTCGCCCCCAGTATTTTTGCCTGTCGGTTAAATCTATTACTTTCTGTTCGTGTAATTACATTATTATGTAGCAAATCCAAAATATAAGAAACAAATGGTGACGCTAGGGTAAAGAGAAGTGATATTAATGCTGGGATCCAAAATGTGTGAGAATGATGAATATCTATCCCCCATAAGATACTGTTGTCTGGTATCTTTCTTATAATAGATATTTTTTCTATTATAGTTTCCTTGCTAAATAAAATTATTAGTACTCTATCCCAATTCAGAAAAAGCCAAGAAATGATAAAACCACCAAAAAGAGGGTTTTTTATCTTATGGTTCATTGCTTCCTTCAGAGATCCTTGGTCTATATCATTGATTTTACTTATAATTTCCTTGATTGTCTCTTTCATCGCATTTTCCACCTTGTGCTGTATAGGGAGATCATAGCATTTTGATACTTATTACGTTTTAGTGATTGCGAATTTTGGGTGATTTTTGAACGATAGGAGCGGGGGGGTTATTCATATTCGGAATGCATGCTTAAAAATAACTTCAAGTTTTATATGGAAATCTTTGAAGTACAATCTTACAATACTGTATGAATGAACAGTATAATGAGGTTGAAATGGAAGGATTACACACAGCAGTTTTACTTGAGCGGATCGCGCTAATTGCTAAATTGGCTACTAATCATGAATGTGATCATGATGAACGTGAGATAGTAGCCATTTGGATAGCGGAGATGGCCGTTATCGCAAAAGAGGAACTACTTGCCACAGTTTTTGATGTAAATGGCGTAGGAAAAATCCATTGATTTCATTGCATAGCTCTATAAGGAGCTATGCATGCATCACCTGCATGTTTTTGCATGATCCAGAAAGGATCAAAAAATGCCTCTTCGCCACTACTGCTGGGCTTACGGGCGCTCTTAGTCATGCATTAAAAACAGTGATCCAAGTCAGAAGCGGGCAGGCGGGTAACATTGCGCGCGCCGAGGTGCAAGGTGCCCAAAATTGCTGAGTTTCCAGTACGCTAAGGATCTTTATTTTTTGACTTGGGCTTAGGTCTCATTCTCTACAGGGGCACAGTGTAGTTCTGAAGCTGTTTGACAGTATGTAATAGAAGGTTGGTAAAATTTGGGTTGGAGTCAACATGCTGCTCTTGACAAGAATTGTAAAATCTCGACTTATAAGTTGTTGAGTGATAGAAAAAGACTTGCCATCAAAAATTGGTAGCATTCTCAGAGCATCAATTTCTAAACTTTAACTTATTGATTTTAAATAAACTTGATTAATTTGTGGAGACAATATGGATAATTATCAGGATGAGGAATACGTAAGTGATTTAACTGATCGAGTCTTTCTGATTAAACAACAGCTTGAGGCGGGTAAATTAAAAATTGCTGCGCACTTAATTGATGGGTTTGTTGCTAGCTTCGAACAAGTACGCTTAAGAGATGATGGAAAAGTTGATCCTTCAACTGTTGATGGCAGAATTAGATCGATGGGTGCGGCTGTTAATCATTTTGTTGAACGCGATAAAACAAAAAATAACCACTCAATAGTAGATCTGCAAAAGGCTTATTTTGACATCCTTTTTTCTAATTTTGGTGACATATATAGGATGATGATCGATAGTGGTGAAGAACCCTATAAATTAGCTATTTTTTTCTCACAAAAAACAGATTACGCACAACACATTTATGATGTTTTCCCTGATTTTTTTGCTCATATTAAAGAGTTTTGGGATGTTGCATCCGATATCGGGGTTATTCATTTACAAGATGGTTCTCAGCTGAAAGCTACTTTCTCTGGAGATTTGTTTCCTTCCTATAGCGAAAATGCTGTGTCAACAGCAGGTCTTTATGTTGATACCATCTCACTTCCTTGTCCTATATTACGTGTTGGCCGTTTGTATAAGACTGCTGATAAAAAAGAATTCACTAGGTTACTTCTCAAACATGTCCTCACGTGTATGACATATAGGGATGTGGCTCTTGAGGAAATAGACCCAGCTATTGTTTTAATTTTGCCTGATAGAAGGGATTTTTCAGAGAATAACACCGAAACCTTAATGGCCGCATGTGAGCCGTATGTTTTATCTCATGCACAATATCTATATGACCGAAAATTCGAAAATATTGATGACTTTCGTGAGTTTAGCACCACATTAGTTGATGTCGAAGATGTATTAAAAAATCTCAAAAGGCCTGACAGGCTTATTTTTGACAATGAGTGGGGAGGTGGTGCTAAACATCAATTAACGAAACTTTTATCTGACCAAGACCGAATCTCTCGGAAAATTGTTGGGGATCATGCGGGAATGGAAGTGTTTTTTAATAGTTCTGGCCGAATGCCTCAAGCTTATTCAGCAAAGCGTAATGCGCAAGAACTTGGTAGCACCCCTTATATAAATGCCGAAACATCATGGCTTTATTATACATGGCTAATTGAGTATGAGTCTCAAAATTTTGACGTTGATGACGTTGAGTTAAGAAATTTGCATATGGTTCATGCATTAGCAAATGGTATGCAAGATGGTTTTTCATGGCTAGGCAATGTACCTACTAAGAAAATAATTGAGTTAAGACGAAATAATCTCATGGAGGAAATCAGGGGGGTGTTATCTAGCGGCGTGGATAGTTTAATTCAATCCTCGGTTGTTGATTATTCAAAAACCACGCAACAAGTAGTCGATAATATCGATAGAGCATTCATAGAACATCAGAGGGTAATAGCTAAGGCTAAGGCGGAAAAGTTAAGAATCTATGGCCTTGATGTGTTGCCATGCGTTGCTAATGGCGCGATAGCAATTGCAGGTGCGTTAACTGGTAATGTTGCTTTAGGGACTATTAGCGCCACTTTGGGGGTTTTCGGCCTCCCAAGTATTGCAGACATTAAGTCAAAGTTTAAACAAAGGCAGGAAAGACTTGATGCTTATAATGGCTCGGTAACTGGTATTCTGTTTAGCCATAAGTCAGACTGACATTGATACTTGCATCCTTTTCCCTTGTTCAGGGGATTGTCAAACGAATTAATTCGGCTCAGTTATTAGCAGTTAGTAACGCCCCATAATGCGGGGCGTTACTAATCTATTCTGGGGCTAACGTATAAGAAGTAAACCTGATCACCCCCTCCCCAAACCACGCATTCAACTCTTTAAACCGTTCCTGCAACGGCGTCAGTTCGTTCCTGACAAACACCTGCGACGCCTTAACGGAATCCCCAAATCCGCCGCTGTTCTCCGGAATGATCCCCATCATCTGCGGCGGCACGCGGTGCGCGCACAGCAAATCATTCTGGCTGGCTTTCTTGATATTGAAGAAATCGTCTTTTGTCGCGACTTCACTCAGCGGCAAAATCTTGATCCCGTCCGGCTTGCCGTTCGGCGCGTACATGAACAGGTTGCGGAAGTTGCCCAGGCCTTTTGTGTCACGCATCGCCTTACGCATCTGATCAATATCACTGCTGCTCTGTGCCGCATCAGTCATGTACAGGATATATCCGGCGTGCGCGCCGTTCTGGTAGTACTTGCGGCGGAACAGCGTCGCGGCCTCATTCAGCCAGGCTGAGTTCAGGGCGCTGAGATATTCCGGCAGGCCGTACAGCTCCTGATTAATATCCGGCTCAATCAGATGAAATACGCTGCCTGCCTCGAACTGATGGGCATCTTTCCATTGTTGCACAAACCAGTAAGTATCTGGCTCAACGCCTCGGCGGGCATATTTTGCAGGCACGGTTTTCATCACCACAGCATCGCCGAGCTGGTTGCGGATCACTTCTAAGAACGCATTCCCGAACACCAGGTAATCCAGGGCAAACCGGCTGAACTCCTGCTGTGATAGCAACGGATGCGGGACATAGGTCGAGGCCAGAATATTACGCTTAACGTACAGCGACGAACTGTGGTGAACCGCAGCGCGCAGCGTGCGAGCCAGGCCGTCAAAGCTGACCGGCGGCTCGTACCACTGACCGTTCCCCGTACATTCGATGTAATCCAGAATTTCACGGCGGTCTAATACCGGCGTCGGGTCGCCAAAGCTGAACGCCTCCGCGCCGCTGGTCTGCTGTACCGTTGCGGTGACCGTTGTCTGTGCCGCCTTGCGGAATTTGCGCTTACTCATAATTAATAAAACTCCAGGATGTTAGGGCTTTGGCCGCCGTTCGCGGCGGTAAGTGGTTCGTTGAGCAATGCGTGCATGATTGCCCAGGCGACATCGGCGTGGCTGGCTTCCTCGCTGCGGCTGGCCTCGTAGGTGGAGCGGCTGCCGCTGGCGGTCATGGTTTTGCGGATCGCCATGAATGACGACGTGATGTCTTTGTGGTTGGTGTCGTACTCCAGGCGTCCGGACGTGATGGTGTCCTTAGCTTTCAGTACCATTTTCGTTTTGGTTTCCGGGCTATAGCGGATTTCCATCGCGGCAGGGAAGAACTGCCGGACAAGCTGGAAAACGCCCTGGCCGATGCCGGTGGCGTCCACGCCGATATATTCCACGCAGTATCGTTTCGTTAACTCCTCAATGCTTTTCGCCTGGGCGGCAAAGTCCATGCCTTTCCACTGGTGGCGTTCCAGCACGCGGAATTTGCCCCCGTCCACCAGCGGCGGAGCCACCACGGCACATCCTGCGCTGTCGCCGGTGTGAGAAGGGTCGTAACCAATCCAGACGGCGCGATAACCAAACGGACGCAGGGCAAACGGGCTGAAATCCTGCCATTCCTCCGCACTTTCCACCATGCAGCGTTGCAGCTCGGCGAACGGGAACACGGACGCCTGATCGTCAACGAACTCACACATGAACAGGTTGCGGAAATCTTCGGCGCTGTTCTCCTGTTTTAGCGTGTCGATGTTGAACAGGTTGCAGCCACCGGCTAACGCATCCTCAATGGTGACGATTTGCCGCCACTGCCCGTCACCGCAAAGCTGGCCTTTCGCCAGGGCGTGATGGCTGATATCCAGCTCAATCCTGTCGTTGCGATCTTCCCGTCCCTTGTTGAACAGTTCGCCTGACCAGAATGGATAAGCGCCGTGCGTCAGTGCTGACGGGGTGGAGAAATAGGTCGTGCGCAGATGTTCCTGCGACGCCATGCCGCTGGCGACCTTGCGCAGCTTCTGGAAGTTCGGGATCCAGAAGATTTCGTCCACGTAGAGGTCGCCGTTATGGCTTTGGGCGGTGTTGGAGTTGGTGCCTAAGAAAATCAGCTTTGCGCCGTTGTTCCCGATCACAATCGGGTCGCCGGTTAGCTCAACATCAACCTGGCGGGCAAACTGAATGATGTATTCACGAAACACGTAAGCCTGAGTTTTACTGGCTGAAAGAAATATCTGGTTGTGGCCGGTAGCCAGGGCGCGCAACAACGCCTCCCGTGCAAAGAAAAACGTTGCGCCAATCTGACGGGATTTCAGGATGTCACGGATCCGGTGTTTAAGCCCCGCGTCATACCACACGCGCTGATACTGGAAACACTGGGCAAGAAAAATATCCTCCAGTTTTTCCAGCGCCTCGTCGCTGAAAAAGTTCTTGCTCGACTTCTTACGATCCCCCTTGTTCCTGTTGGAAATCTTCGGGTTTAAATCCACCTCATTCCCGCTTTGACCGTAACGGTTCACCCTGGCCAGGCGTTCCATTAACCGGCCTAACGCCTCCATTTCCTTGTAATCCGCATTCCCTTTCACGTCTTTGGTGGTGAGTTGGATCAGGCGCGCTTCCAGGCTGGATTCCACGCGGGAAATGGGCGCGACGTTGTCCCAGGCGTTGCGTGTTTTCCAGCTCTGCACCGTCGGTAACTTTTGGTTCAGCATCTCCGCGATCTGACGGACGGAAAAACCCTGCCAGTAAAGCAGTGCCGCCTGTCGCCGTGGGTCGCTGATGATGGTTGAGTTTGTCGTTTTCATGACTGCCACGTTAACGGGCGGCACGCTGATTTTCCTGCTGCCCACGTTGTGCCATCAAGCATCAACCCGCATCGGCTGGCGATGTTGGGCATCTGTCGGGAAACTTGGATTTCTCAGAAGCACACACCGACTGGAGTCCGACACATGGCAACAAAAGCAAAGCGCTTTCGCATCTGTACCGAAGGGGCAACCACCGACGGGCGCGAAATCACCCGAGACTGGATTGAACAGATGGCAGCGACCTATGACCCGAAGGTCTACGGCGCACGCATCAACATGGAGCACATCAAGGGCTATTTTCCTGACAGTGCGTTTCGCATGTACGGCGATGTGACCGGCGTTTACGCCGAAGAAGTGGCGGACGGTGCCCTGAGAGGCAAGCTGGCACTGTATGCCGATATCGACCCGACCCCGGATTTAGTGTCAATGGTGAAAGCCCGCCAGAAGGTTTACACCTCCATCGAAGTGAATCCCTCGTTTTCCGATACTGGCAAAGCCTACCTGATCGGCCTAGCCGTGACTGACAGCCCCGCCAGCCTCGGCACCGAGTACCTGCAATTCAGCGCGAAGGCGCAGCAAAACCCGCTGGCGAGCCGTAAACAGGATGCCGGAAACCTCTTTACCGCCGCCGAAGAAACGGCGTTTGAGTTTGAGGAAGAGAAACCGGCTGCGCCGTCGCTGTTCTCCCGCGTGAAACAGCTGCTTTCCAGCAAATCCGCCTCAGATGATGCCCGTTTTAAAGACGTGCATGACGCCGTGGAAGTGGTGGTGGAACACGTCGAAACCGGCCTGAAAGCCAGCGATGAAAAGCTGTCCGCGCTGCAAACCTCACTGACGGAACGTCTCAACACGCTGGAACAAACCGCGAAAGATGACCGCGAACAGTTCAGCACGCTGAAAGGCAAGCTGGAAAAGTCCGCGCCGCAGAGTTACACACAGCGCCCCGTTTCAAGCGGCGGCGGCAAGGGTGATGCAGCCAATTTCACCGACTGCTAAGCACGACGCTCGCGATTAACCCGTTAACCAATTTGGAAAAAAAGCATGAAACAAACAACCCGTTTTCAATTTAACGCCTACCTGTCCCGCATTGCCGAACTGAACTCTGTGGACACCGGCGACCTGGATAAAAAATTCAGCGTGGAGCCGTCGGTGACGCAGACGCTGATGACCCGCGTGCAGGAATCTTCCGCCTTCCTGCAGATGATTAACATCATTCCGGTGGATGAAATGAAGGGTGAAAAGGTCGGCGTCGGCGTGTCCGGTTCCATTGCCAGCACCGCAGACACCAGCGGCACCGGCGAACGTCAGACGGCTGATTTTAATACCCTGACCGCTGAGGGTTATGAGTGCCGCCAGACGAACTACGATTTCCATTTCCGCTACGCCACGCTCGATCTCTGGGCACGCTATCAGGATTTCCAGGCGCGTTTACGTGATGCCATCGTGAAACGCCAGGCGCTGGACCGCATCACCATCGGTTTTAACGGTGTTGAGCGTGCGGCAACGTCAAACCGCACCAAAAACCCGCTGTTGCAGGACGTGAACGTGGGCTGGCTGCAAAAGTACCGCAACAATGCGCCGGAGCGCGTGATGAGCAAAATTCTCGGAGATGATGATGCCGTGATTTCCGCGACTGTCCGCGTCGGTGCCGGGGGCGACTTTGAGAACCTCGACGCGCTGGTGATGGATGCCACCAACAATATGGTTGACCCGATTTATCAGGATGATACCGGACTGGTGGTGATCTGCGGCCGTCAACTGCTGGCAGACAAGTATTTCCCGCTGGTGAACAAGGCTCAGGAGAACTCGGAAAGCCTGGCGGCAGATATGATTATCAGCCAGAAACGCATCGGTAACTTACCGGCGGTGCGTGTACCTGGCTTCCCCGCCAATGCCTTCATGATCACCCGCCTGGATAACCTGTCCATCTACTGGCAGGACGGCACGCACCGCCGTCACATTGAGGAAGTGCCAAAGCGTGACCGTATCGAAAACTACGAATCTATTAATGAGGATTTCGTGGTGGAAGATTACCGTGGCGGCTGCCTGGTCGAAAACATCCAGCTCGGCACCTTCAAAACCACCGCGCCTGAATCAGCGGAATAAAGGGGGGACATCATGATTAGCCCTTGCCGTCGTCACATGTTGCGACAGTCCGCCATCATCGCCGCACAGCAGGCCGCCGGTCAGCTGACCCATGCCACCGGCTACGAACTGCAAATGCAAAAGCTGAATGCGGATAAACAGGCGCTGCACAAGATCCAGTCCTTCCAGGACAAGGCTGCGTTAAAACGCAAGCTGTTGCCGGAATACGCCCCGTGGGTGTCGGGCGTACTCGCCGAAGGGAACGGCGCACAGGATGCCATCCTGATGACCGTCATGATCTGGCGAATTGACGCCGGTGACATTGCCGGTGCGCTGAACATTGCCCGTTACGCCTTTAAACACAGGCTTGCGATGCCGTTCGGCACCCGCACGGCGGGCTGTGCCTTCACTGAGGAAGTGATCGACCAGGCTGTACGTGCCCGCACCGCCGGTGAACCGGTCAGCATTGAGCTGATGCTGGAAGTGCTGGAACTGACTGACGGTGAGGATATGCCCGATAAAGTCCGTGCCCAGTTGCACAAAATTATCGGCTATCTCTACCGCGACGGCGGCAAGGACACGTTAGCCCTGGAGCGTCTGAAAAGTGCCCTCATTCTCGACGGCAAATCAGGCGTAAAAAAAGACATTGAACGCCTGGAATCCGCCATTAAAAAGGCATCCGGCAGCTAAAAAGCATGCGCCCCGCGCAGGGCGGCACGCCAGCCGCGACGGGTCTTTGACCTCGTTCAACGCTGGCGTCCACCGCCCCCCATTCAGAGGTCATTATGTCCCTTGTTGTACCTGCACCGAAACCGGACGCCGCGACGGAACCCGCGATTAAAAATACCCACTTTTGGCCTGATGTGGATCCGGTTGAGCTGCGTGACACGCTGCGACTGGAGGGCACCGTTACGGTGAAACGTCTGCGCACCGCCGCAAAGTTTGCCATGACCGAAGTGAATGCCGAGCTGTTCAGCTTTCGTGATGCGCAGATTGCCCAGGGCTTTAAATGCCTGGCTGATGTCCCTGCCGATCAGATTGATGATGAAAGCGTGAAGGTCTGCGCCTATCAGCGCGCCGTGGCGTCTATTGCCGCCGCGTTTCTGGCGGAGCGTTACCCGAATAACGACACCACCGATAGGGGCAGCCAAAAGGCCGAAATTGTGGAAAGCACGGTGGATGATTTATGGCGTGACGGACGCAACGCGATCAGCGACGTCGCCGGTGTGTCTCACTGCATCATCGGGCTGCTCTGATGAAAGTCACTGCCGAACAGGGCGACACCGTAGATTCGCTTTGCTGGCGGTACTACGGGCGCACCGAGTCGGTGATGGAGCAGGTTTACGCGGCTAACGTTGGGTTAGCCGCAGAGGGGGCAATCTTGCCCCATGGCTACGCGGTGGAACTGCCGGACATAAGCCTGCCCGCAGTCAGTGAAACCGTCTCACTTTGGGACTGATGACCATGGAGCGCATCACCTCGTTTATTTGTTACTCCGTCGCGGCCTTTCTTGCATGGCTAGGCGCGATGTCACCGCAGGATATCGCTTTTCTGGTCGGTGCCGCCGTCGGCGTCGCGACCTTCCTGGTGAACTGGTACTACCGGCGCAAAACTTACCGCCTGCTGAAAGAAATGGGCATCAGAGGGGACATTAATGCAGCCATCAATCGTTAGACGCTGCGCCGTCGCCGCTGTACTTGCGATTGCCGCGCTGCTGCCGCAAACGCCAACGTTGACAACGTCCGCCGCCGGTCTGGCACTGATTGCCGATTTTGAAGGCTGCCGTCTGTCCGCCTATCAATGCAGCGCGGGCGTCTGGACAAACGGCATCGGGCACACCGCAGGCGTGAAGCCGCAAACGCAAATCAGCGAACGTCAGGTCGCCGTTAACCTGGTGGAAGACGTGATGCGGGTGGAGAAAGGCATTGCCCGATGTATGCCGGTTACCATGCCGCAGCCCGTATATGACGCCGTGGTGTCGTTTGCCTTTAACGTCGGCGTGACGGCGGCCTGCAAGTCCACGCTGGCATTTTTCATCAACAAGGGTGAATGGCGAAAAGCCTGCGAACAGTTGCCGCGCTGGGTGTTTGTGAACGGCGAGCGCGTCACCGGCCTGGAGCGCCGCCGCGCGAATGAGCTGGCCTACTGCCTGCGGGGTGTCTGATGCGCATTTTAATTTTGTTACTGCTGGCGGCGCTTGCCCTGGCCGGGCTGCAAACCTGGCGCATCGGTGGCCTACATGATGAAGCAGACCAGGCACAGCGCATTATCGGCACGCTGTCCGCCGGTATTGAAAGCCGAGACAACGCCATTAACCGCCTGAGCGATGAGGCCGTGACGCGGGAACGCCAGGAACAAAGCCTGCGCACCCAACTCTCACAGGCGGGTCAGTTGGCGCGGGATCGTGAATACCACATTCAAAGGTTACTCAATGAAAATCAGGAAATGCGTGACTGGTACGGCGCTCGTCTTCCTGACGGCATTAGCCGGATGCACGAACGTCCCGCCTTTGCCAGCGCCGCAGATTATTTACGTTGGCTGTCCGGCGGTAACGAGCTGCCCGATACCGGCAAGCGCACCGGTCACTAACGGCGATTTAAGCAGTGATGTCAGGAACCTGGAGGCCGCGCTTACGGCCTGCGGCCTCCAGGTGGAAGCGGTCAAACAATGCCAGGAGGAACACCGTGTTAAAACCCGCACAACTACGAAAAGCGTTAACTGACGCGGTGCCGGTGCTGCAAACCAGCCCCGACACCCTGCGGATGTTTGTGGATAACGGGCGTATCGTTTCCACGTTAGCCAGTTCGCTGTCGTTTGAATATCAGTATCAGGTGGAGTTGCTGGTCACCGACTTTGCACAGGACAGCGATCTGATCATGGTACCGGTTCTGGCCTGGCTGCGTGAGAACCAGCCGGACATTATGGCGACACCGGAAAAGCAGCAGACCGGCTTTAAATTTAAGGCCGATATACTCAATGATGGCAGTTGCGACATTGCCGTTTATTTACAGCTCACCGAGCGCGTGATCGTGAAACAGATTGATGCCGGTCTGCACGTTGAACACTACCCGGAACCACCCCTGCCGGAGCCGGTGGAAAGGCCGCGTGAACTGTACCTGCACGGCGAGTTAGTGAGTCAGTGGAATGAGTGAACTGTCAGCGTTTGATACCCGTCTGGCGGGACTGATTGCGGCGCTGTCACCGCAAAGCCGGAAGGCGATGGCGGCAACTATTGCGAAGCGTCTGCGCAAACATCAGCAGCAGCGTATTAAGCAGCAGGTTACACCTGACGGTCAGCCGTTCACGCCACGCCGTCCGCAGCCCTTGCGGGCAAAGAAAGGTCGCATTAAGCGGGAAATGTTCGCCAAACTGCGCACGGCTAAATACATGAAGGCCAAAGGCACCACCGACGACGCGGTGGTGGAATTTACCGGCCAGGTTCAACGCATGGCAAAGGTGCATCAGTACGGGCTGCGGGATCGTCCGTCCGTCAGGGCAAAAGAAATGCAGTATCCGGCGCGGCCGCTGTTAGGGCTGGATGCCGAAGATATGAAGATCGTGGAGAATGAATTGCTAATATGTATTAGCTCAGGCTTGAGCTGACCACTTCAGGCACAGAGCCAAACCTAATCAGACAGACAGCTCTGTGCCAAAAATGGAAGTTGCTGGAGTGTTTTGTACTAGTCATTAGATGTAGGATCAAAGCAAGTTAACTAATCTTCTTTTTTCACACTTTGCTTAACCACTAAAATCATGCAACTAATCACTTCAACAATGAGATTGAGAGATATCACTACAGCAAATAGCTCTGCCGCTGTAAACAACTTCGCTTTAGAAGGAATCAACTCATGGTTGGGATAACTTATTAGAGGTAAGTCATAATTTCGAAAGTATGGCAAAAAAATTGTTGCGCCTAAACAGAACACAAGTAATTTCAGGTCAGCCTCTAAACTTTCCAAATAACCTGCAAAATTTGAGCATTTTTGATCCTTATTGATAACCGCCAAAATGCCGAAAATCACAGAGATTCCCGCAGTGATCCCTCCGAGTATTGAGCCAATCACCCCTGCTGATGCCTGCTCAAGCAGGGTATAAACCTGCTTGTCAGAAGACGATAACGCTAAGCATAATATGAATAGAACTATAGCTTTAATCCAGACGCCTAGATTCTTCATTTTTATACGTGTACCTTTTTTGATGTAATGCTATGATTTCCTTGAGATCGCTTGGCGAATAACCATCTAGTTGAATTTCTGAGATCTCCCCTTCAATAAGCACTATCTTGGCCGTTTGATTACTGGATACAGTTGTAGATTTTGACTTAAGTGTTTTTCGTCCTTTAATTAGCCAAGAACCACCACCGTCTTTTACCCAGTCGACAAGAACAGATGCCCAATGAGAGCTTTTAAGTTTTAAATTACCATCTTTGTTTTCAAATGTTGTGGTTACAGCGTTTGCATTAGTATCTGCCTCAATCTTCCGCAAATCGTCAGTTAAGGCTTGCTTACTACTTCCGAAAATATTCGGGGTAATCAACGTAAAACTAACTTTGTCAATAAACTGAAGTCTATGGTATTCCGACCAAAAATCCTCGATTTCAAGACAAGGTTCGATAAAGATTCTAAGTCCCAACTGAGCCAAGTAGTCGTTGTTGGCAAGATCCTCGAATGCCTTAGCAACTTGATGTACATCCTTGAATACCAAGGTTTTCTTCTCGACCAATAACACTTGCTCTTCTCTGTCCCAAATCCATACGATAGGTGGATAATTGTCTACATCGAACTCAAGAAAATCCTTGTCATGCCCTTTAATTTTTTGCTGTTTTGATATGATCCCAGCCATGACGCCTTCAGTGGGTTTCATACTCAACTTCAACGTGTAACTAGTTTTCTTATGAACTGATGGTGTTGATGAAGCCCGATGTAACATTTGTGCGGTGTCTACTATGGCATTTTCAAAATGCGCAATGTCTTTTTGAACAGACCCTTTGGAAAAAAGATCAGGGTCGCGCGGTCTCATTAACACACGTAATGCGTACAATTGCATAAGAAAACTCCTGTAAATTATTTGGATTTATTATTCCATAAATCCAAGCACCTACAAGAGATTAAAATCAGCAATAACTGTATATATATACAGTAACACTGAGTGGGTTGAAATTCAAACCTTGATTTTCGCCTAGTATTTACCATAGTCATCGTGGTGCTGAGCTGTCTAATTTGGGGATTTATGCCCCAAAATTTTCTGGGTCTCAACACTTTCGCTCTGCTGAAGAGTGTTGTTGGTAGCCTGCCATCTCCCCTTTTTTAAGAAGGGCGTTGGGTCGTCCCGTTGAACTAACAACTTAAACCAGACTGTCAGATAGATTTAGATAGATGATGTCTTCCTACGAAATGTGTCAGCTCAGATTTGAACTAATACTCCTCTGCGAGTGATCCCCACGTTGTGCCACCCCCCATCAACCCGCCTCAAATTGTATGCCGCCTGACAGGGCGGCATTCTTTTATCCATGAATACATCTATCCCAAATAACGACATCCCGCGCCTGCTGCGCAATCTGATCCGCATTGGCACCGTTGCCGAGGTGGATTTAGAGGCGGCAACTTGTCGCGTGAACACCGGCGGCAACGTCACCGACTGGCTGCACTGGCTGACTTCCCGCGCAGGGCGCTCCCGTTCCTGGTGGGCACCGTCCATCGGTGAACAGGTTCTGCTGTTCTGTCTGGGTGGTGAGCTGGATACCGCCTTTGTGATGCCAGGCGTTTTCTCTGATGAATTTCCTGCGCCGTCGGCGTCAGCCGATGCCGTACATTTCACGTTCCCTGACGGTGCGGTGATCGAGTACGAACCGAAAACTGGCGCGCTGCTGGCAACCGGCATTAAGTCCGCCACGGTGAATGCTTCGGAAAAAATCGCGGTGACTGCACCGGATATCACCTGCATTGCATCCACCCGTATCACCCTCGACACGCCGGAAGTGGTCTGCACTAACAAACTCACCACTGGCACTATCGACATTAAGCAGGGCGGCACCCTAACAGGCAATCTCACCCACACAGGCGGCAGCATCACGTCAAACGGCGTGGTCGTTCACACCCACAAACACGGCGGCGTCCAGACGGGCGGCGGTCAGACGCAGGTGCCTTTATGACGAACGCCAAATACATCGGCCTGGCTCGCGATACGGGGCGCAGCGTCGAAGACCTGGCACATATTCAGCAGTCGGTCAGCGACATTCTGCGCACGCCCGTCGGTTCCCGCGTCATGCGCCGTGACTATGGTTCATTGCTGTCTGAGCTGACTGACCGACCGCAGAACGCGGCGCTGCGCCTGCAAATCATGGCGGCCTGTTACAGCGCGATCCTCAAGTGGGAGCCACGCGTAACCCTGACCGGCATCACTTTTGAAACGACGTTCGACGGGAAAGCAGTGGTTGAACTCACCGGCACCCGCAAAGACACGTCCGCCGCCATTTACTTAACCTTACCCGTGAGCTGAATTATGGCAACTATCGACCTGAGCCAGTTACCCGCCCCCGACGTGGTGGAGGTACTGGATTACGAAACCCTCCTGGCGGAACGCAAAGCCACGCTGGTGTCGCTTTACCCCGAAGACCAGCAGGCCGCCATCGCCCGCACGCTGACCCTGGAGTCCGAGCCGATTGTGAAGCTGCTGGAGGAGAACGCCTACCGCGAAGTGATCCTGCGTCAGCGGGTTAATGAAGCGGCGCAGGCGGTGATGCTGGCCTATGCCACCGGAACAGACCTGGACAATATCGCCGCCACGTTCAGCGTGGAGCGCCTGACCATCACCCCTGCGGATACGGTCAGCGTGCCTGCCGTTGCTGCGGTGATGGAAAGCGATGCGGATTTGCGTATCCGTGCGCAGCAGGCGTTTGAAGGCCTGAGCGTGGCCGGTCCGGTCGGTTCCTATGAGTATCACGGGCGCTCGGCTGACGGGCGGGTGGCGGATATTTCGGTGATCAGTCCGTCGCCTGCCTGCGTGACGATTTCCGTGCTGGCACAGACCGGCAACGGCACCGCGCCCGCCGACCTGCTGGCGAAAGTACAGGCCGCGCTCAATGATGAAAACGTGCGCCCCGTGGCTGACCGCGTGACCGTCCAGTCTGCCACCGTGGTCAGTTACACCATTGATGCCGTGCTGTATTTGTTCCCTGGTCCGGAAGCCGAACCCATCCGCGAAGCCGCCGAAGCCAGGCTTATCGCCTACACCACCGCGCAGCACCGTTTAGGCCGCGACATCCGGCTGTCCGCCATTTATGCCGCGCTGCACGTTGAAGGCGTGCAGCGGGTGGAGCTGAAAAGCCCCGCCGCTGACATCGAGTTGGATAAAACGCAGGCGTCATTCTGCACCGCTTACACCCTGAAAGTGGGCGGTTACGATGAGTGATCGCCTGCTGCCCGTCGGTTCCTCCGCGCTGGAAGTCGCCGCCGCCGATGCCTGCGCCGCGCTTGAAAACGTGCCGGTGCCGCTGCGGCAACTCTGGGATCCGCTGACCTGTCCGGCAAAGTTTTTGCCTTATCTGGCGTGGGCGCTGTCGGTTGACCGCTGGGATGAAAACTGGCCTGTCGCCACCAAGCGCCGCGTCATTCAGTCGGCCTGGTTCATTCACTGCCACAAAGGAACCATCGGTGCCATCCGGCGTGTGGTGGAGCCGCTCGGATACCTGATTAACGTGACGGAGTGGTGGGAAACCAATGACGAGCCAGGCACGTTCCGCCTTGATATCGGCGTGCTGGAAACCGGCATCACCGAAGAAATGTATTTAGAGATGGAAAGACTGATTGCCGACGCCAAACCGGCCAGCCGCCATCTGATCGGGCTGACCATCACCCAGGACATTAAAGGCGATGTTTACATTGGCGCGGCGCAATACCTTGGCGAACTGCTGACCGTTTATCCCGCATAAGAGGACGTTATGAGCACATTTAAATCCGTTGTCACCACGATCGGGCAGTCACGCATTGCGGCAGCCATTGCGGCGGGGACTGACATCAACATCACGCAGCTTGCCGTCGGTGACGGCAACGGCAAGGCGACCACACCCGTCGCCACGCAGACCAAACTGGTTAAAGAGGTGTACCGCACGCCGCTCAATTCCTTAAAGCTGGATCCGACTCACGGTAACTGGGTGATTGCGGAGGCGGTGATTTCTGCCAGCGTCGGCGGTTTCTGGATGCGTGAAATGGGGCTGTTAAGCAGCGACGGCGCACTGATTGCTGTCTGCAATATGGCGGACACTTACAAGCCGACACTGGCGGAAGGTTCAGGCCGCACGCAGACGTTACGGATGGTGATTGCCGTCAGCAATACCGAAGCTATCAGCCTGCTGATGGATGACTCGGTGATTATGGCGACTGAGCAGTATGTGAATGACCTGCTGGCGGCGCATGAAAAATCCCGTAACCATCCCGACGGCACCACTGCGGCAAAGGGTTTTGTCCAGCTCAGCAACTCGGTCAGCAGTACCAGCGAAACGCTGGCCGCCACGCCAAAAGCGGTGAAGACCGCCAACGACAATGCGAATACACGCGTACCCTCCGCCCGCAAGGTGAATAATAAGCCGCTGAGCGCCGATATTACCCTGGAGGCGGCGGACGTCGGGGCAATGAGCAATCTGATGCTGGCAACGGACACGACGAAGGTTAAGCGTCTTGATGACCCGTCCATTATTGACGTTACGAATCCCATCAGTATTTCTGCCACGTTTGAAGACCACCCTCTGGGGGCGACCTATATCGTTGCCGGTCAGTTGCACAACTGGCGGCGCTACTGGGCGGCGGGTGCGGCAGCCTATCAGCGGCTGATTAATAACGACGGGCAGATTTTTGAGCGCATAGGTTCATACACTGCGGCGGGCGGCTGGAAGTGGTTCCTCAGCGACAGCGGTTATCCGTTCGGCTGGCGGAAAATCATGGACAGCGGCAGCATGACGCTGGCGGACTTAACGCGGCTGGGCGTCGCCCGATCGGGTGAGAACGCGGACATTACCGGCCTCAGCAAACTTACCAGTATTGCGTCCAGCGTTAAAATGGCGGCTAACCTGGAGGTCGCCAGTTCGATCCAGGCGAATTACCGGATGGCTGTTTTCCGGGCAAATGATTATGAAGCCTATATGTCATTTACCAGCCGTCTCGGTTCAGTCTCGGCGAACAATTTACCCTCTGCATTAACGTCCATGGGAAATGTTTATTTTCGTCTGCCTAACACGCTGACAGACACCGACCCGCACGCTGGGCGCGCGCTGGGTGGCTTGTCCGCCGCAGTTTATCCCGCAGGCGAAGGCGTGATGCGTATGGATGCCAGGGATGAAACCGGCACCATTAAAGCCCGTATCGTCTGCGACGGACAAACTGACAGCGTACAAATCGCTAACGGCGTTTTACGGCCTGAGTCAGGTATTACCCTTTCCTCAACGAATGCGAATTCAGTGATCCGCGGGCGTAATGATGCCGTCATTCTGCGTGACCATAACAACGGCAATGTCACCTTGTCAGCCAGTCTGAAGGATGCAGGTTCCGGCACCGGCGGGACGTTGTATCTGGGATATAACAGGGACACTGCCAACATCTTCACGTCGGCGGTTTCCATTGATTCGCCACTGACCATCAATGAAACCATGAAGGTCGTTAAAGATGCCACTTTTGCCAGTGCCATGACGGTGGTGGGTGGGCTGACATTAAACACGGCGCTGCCTGTTTCCAGTGGTGGCACCGGTGCGAAAACTGCCACAGACGCATTAAAAAACCTAGGCGGACTGCCGAACAATGGCACTGCCGTGGCGGCCTCGAAACTCGCCACCGCACGCAAGATTGCCGGTGTGGCGTTTGATGGCACCAAAGATATCAGCCTTGCTGCCGCTGACGTAAATGCCGTCCCTGCCGCTGGTGGCAACGTGGGGTATCTGAACAACGCGACTCACTACAGCATCAAGCCAGATGTGTGGGAGGGGGTGGGAGGGTTTGCTAATCAGTATGCCCAACCGAATGCCCCGTTCATCGTTCCCTACGGATATAAGGCACCACGGGATGTCAGCTCATATGCGCCGATTGTTAAAGGTTTGATTCAAACCACGAGTTATGGCTATGGCACAGCCATCAGTTTTGGGGCGCTCACCAGCGGCGGGCAGAAATTTGCGACCGCCGTTATTCATGCAATTGGTGATAGTGGGCTTTCTGCATCCTGGTTGTTCGATCCAATGGACGGGAGTTTTAGCTGTCCTGGTGCGGTGTATGGTTCAGTCCTGCGTGCGACGAATCCCCCGAATCCAGGTTCGGGTCAGGGAACGCATATCGGGTGGAATGAAAGTGGCAGCCAGGGTGAATCCGTCTTTATCAATAATAAGGGGGGCGGTTCTGGTGGATTTACATTCCGGACGGTCAACGTCAATAACACTCAGCAAACGGGATACGTCAGATTTAATGGTGTCGGCGACTTAAATGCCCAGGGCAACATTAATGCTGATACCGGTGGCGTTTTTGAGAGGGGGCAGCGGGTTTACAGCCCC